GATATCAGCCGAGACGAACAAACGCACACGGCGATCCATGCAATGGTCGCTCATGACATCGGAGAGAAGTCCACAACCAACCTCAACAAGCTCCGCAGAGCTACTGTGGGTTGGGCTATGGATCGCTTAGGTCACTCCTCAGATAAGCATCTTAATAAGGACTTCTGGCTCCGTCAGTCTGATTCTCTCTATTTTCAAGGCAAGGCACCCGGTCTAGCTGATACTCAGAGAGCTAGGATGCCTGCCTTCTTCGAGACCTCAAACGTCAACCTACCTAAATACGGATGAACGACCCGCTAGAACAATTCACCGGAGATACCCAGATCGCAAAGCTTCTGTCCGAGTTGGAAGGAAGCTTCCCCCCGGTAACTCCTCACCCAAAAGACGACCTCTCTCTCATCATGTACCGCTCAGGTCAGAGGAGTGTTGTCGAGTACATTCAAACCCTATTGGATAATTAACATGTGTATGGGAGGCGGGCCCTCGATGCCCGAAATGCCAAAGCCTCAGCCATTGCCTGAGCCACCCCCAACGCCACCGGCACCCGCGCCTATGGCAGAGCCTGAAGCCCCTACCCCACCTCCTGCCTTGATCCCCACTGATAATGGTGATGCAGTTAAGGTGAAGAAGCGTAGGACAAAGCGTCAGGAACAGCAACAGCAATCATCTGGCACTAATGCGTTACGTATCCCACTGAATACAGCTGGGGCAGGTAGCGGTGCTAGTAAAGGATCAGGATTAAACATTCCTAAGTAACTATGCAAGATCTAGCCAGATCCAGGTATCAGCAGCTCACAGCAGAGCGTGAGGACTTCCTGGACACTGGGCGTGATTGTGCTGCCTTAACACTTCCCTACCTGCTCACGCGGGGCGGGATGGCTGATGGTAGCACCCTCGACGTCCCCTATCAATCGGTGGGCGCTAAAGGTGTGAACGTGCTAAGCGCAAAGCTTATGCTGTCACTCTTCCCAATCAATACAAGCTTCTTTAAGCTGCAAATCAATGATGCAGAATTAGCCAAAGTAGAAGGTTTAGACGTAGAGAAAGTAAGATCAGAGATCGACCTCAGCCTCTCGAAGATCGAGAAGACTGTGATGCAAGCTATCTCAGAGACTACTGATCGAGTCTACCTGACGCTGGCAATGAAGCACTTGATCGTCACAGGCAACGCGTTACTTTACGCGGGGAAGAAGAGCCTCAAGCTGTACCCACTAGACAGGTTCGTAGTAAGTAGAGATGGTGAAGGTACCGTCATCGAGATCCTGACTAAGGAGATCGTAGACCGTAGCCTCTTACCCAAAGAGTTTCAAAAGCAGACAGCACCTGACGGGCAGATCAAAGACTCCAACGCTGTTGGGGAGGATGGTCCTAAGTTCGGTGTGACTGAAGGCAACAAAAAGACTGGGTCAGACTATGCCAACGCAGAAGTCTACACAATCGTCAAGCTAGAGAACGGGAGCCATAAGTGGCATCAGGAGTGTGATGGTAGAAAGATCCCCGGATCAGACTCCAGCAGTCCTGTCAAGTTCAGCCCATGGATGCCTCTCCGCTTTAATGTGGTGGATGGTGAGTCCTATGGTCGTGGTCGTGTCGAAGAGTTCTTTGGAGATCTTCGCAGCCTAGATAGCTTGATGCAGAGTATGATCGAAGGTAGCGCAGCCGCTGCAAAGGTCGTATTCCTTGTAAATCCAGCTGCAACAACGAAGCCACAGACGTTAGCGTCAGCTAGAAATGGTGGTATTATTGCTGGTCGTCCTGATGATGTAGCCGTAGTCCAGGTGGGTAAGACCGCTGACTTCTCTACAGTCCAGAAGATGATCCAGGATCTGACACAGCGTTTGTCTGATGCCTTCTTGATCCTCTCTGTGCGTCAATCAGAGCGTACTACAGCAGCCGAGGTGCAAGCCACTCAGCAGGAGCTCAACGAGCAACTGGGAGGCATCTATGGCTCACTCACAGCTGAACTACTTCAGCCCTATCTGAACCGTAAGCTCCACATCGCTAAGGCTGGTGGTGGACTTCCTCCACTTCCTAAAGGTCTTGTATCACCCACAGTGGTGGCAGGTCTCTATGGTGTGGGTCGTGGTCAAGATAGACAAGCTCTCGTAGAGTTCGTGCAGACCATTGCACAGGGCATGGGTCCTGAAGCCATGGCTCAGTACGTCAACCCAGGTGAGTTTATTAAGCGTCTTGCAGCCGCCTCAGGTATTGATGCCATCGGCCTTGTGAAGAGTCCTCAGGACATGGAACAAGAGCAGGCTCAACAGAAGCAAGACATGGCACAGCAGTCATTGATGAGTCAAGCCGGCCAACTGGCTAAGTCTCCAATGGCAGAACAGTTAACTAAGCAGATGGCAGATGGCCAACAACAACAGCAACAGCCCCCAGCAACCCAAGAGGAGGCGAGCCCGGAAGCCTGATGGCTCCTACAAGGGTGACAATCCAGCAACCCCCGGCCTCAATGAGGCATGGGAACCTACAGAGCTGATTGAGACGGTCAAAGAGAAGGAGGTTAAGTACTCTGTACAGACCAAGGTCTCTGGCACCTCCAATCCTACTGCTGGTAAATACGCAAAGAAGGATAAGGTACGTCCTACCTTCGGCAATGTAACCACTACTCACAACTAAGCTATGGCAACAACCGTATTCGACCCTTCTGAGGGTCCATCCGCTGAGCAACAAGCAGCTGAGGCTGCCGCACTAGAACAGGGTGAGAAGATCGCCCAGATGAATCAAGAGGATAAGGAACGCCGCCGTGCTGAGAATGAGGTATCCAATGAGGATGCAGCACTCATCGCTGGTAAGTTCAAATCCCAAGATGACCTTGTAAAGGCCTATGAGGAGCTTCAAAAGAAGCTTGGCAATACTGAGCCTGAAGAGGGTGAGGAGCCCCCTGAGGAGCAGCCAGAGATCACTGAGGAGCAACCTGAAGAGGAGTCGGAGGCAGTAGCTGTCATCAACCGAGCCTCTGAGGTCTTTGAGCAGAACGGAGAGCTTAATGCTGAATCTATTGAAGAGCTCTCGAAGCTTGACAGTAGGGAGCTCATTGAAGCTTACGTCGCTCAATACTCCAAGAACCTGGAAGCAGCCAAGACTAAGGCAGTTGATGCTCAAGCAGAAGCAGCCATCCTGGAGTCTGTAGGTGGGCAAGAGTCCTATCAACAGATGGTACAGTGGGCAGCTGCTAACCTCGATCCAGCTGAGGTTGAGAGCTACAACCAAGTCACTAACAGTGGTAACGTTGCTGCTATCAAGTTTGCAGTGGAAGCTCTCAGCAACCGCTACAAGTCAGCTGAAGGTTATGAGGCTCCCCTCGTAACTGGTAAGCGTGGTACAGCTAAGCAGGAGGGCTTCCGCTCCCATGCAGAGCTCAGCCGTGCGATTGCTGATCCACGTTATCAAAATGACCCGGCTTACCGCAATGATGTGGAAGCCAGGCTAGCTCGGAGCACTGATCTCCTTTGATCAGTTGAGGGGTTCGACTCCCCTCCTAGTCCTTGCCCAGCTCAGAGGCATTGTATCTGGCATTCATGAATTAAAGCCCAAACCTAGGTCTTAAAAAGAAACATCAAAAGTAGGGGAGAGCCGGTTACGACCGATAACTTTCATCTGAAAAGGATAGATCTTTAGACGACCAATCTAGTCTACAATCTTTCTCCTAACTTTCTTAATAGACCAATGTCTTTCACTAACTTTCAAGGCAACAACGTAGCTGACGGTTCACGCACAGCTGCCCAGAACTATGACACTCGCTACGCAACAGCGCTCAAGTTGTTTTCAGGCGAGGTGTTTAATGCGTTCAATGATGCAACTATCTTCAAAGGACTCATCCGCAACTACAGCCTTCGTGGCGGTAAGAGCAAGCAGTTCTTGCTGACTGGCAAGCTCGCTAGTGGCTACCACACTCCTGGTACCGCTATCCAGCCAGCTGATGGCCTGAAGAGCAACGAGAAGACAATCTTGATGGACGACCTTCTGGTCTCCAGCCAGTTCGTCTATGACCTCGATGAGCTTCTGAGCCAATGGTCCAGCCGCTCGGAGATCTCCAAGCAGATCGGTGAGGCTCTTGCCCTTCACTATGATGACCGTCTTGCACGCGTCCTCTGCAAAGCTGCTACTGAGTCTTCAGTGGTGACTGGTGAGCCTGGTGGCTTCCAAGTCAACATCGGCTCTGGTAACACCAACAACGCTCAGGCAATCGTCGACGGATTCTTCGAGTCCGCTGCTGTCCTCGATGAGCGTTCAGCTCCTCAGGAAGGCCGTGTTGCAGTCCTGTCTCCTCGTCAGTACTACAGCCTGATCAGCTCTGTTGATACCAACATCCTGAACCGTGAAATCGGTAACACTCAGGGTGACATGAACAGTGGTAAAGGACTGTACAGCATTGCTGGCATCCGTATCTACAAGTCCAACGTCCTCGCCAACCAGTATGGCAAGAACGCTTCAGCTAATGCTGCTGTGGCTGGTGAGAACAACGACTATGCAGTTAACAACTCCAACCTTGCTGGTCTTGTCTTCCACCGTGAAGCTGCTGGCTGTGTTGAAGCTGTTGCTCCTTCCATCGAGACCACATCTGGTGACTTCCATGTGCAGTACCAGGGTGACCTCGTTGTAGGTAAGCTTGCAATGGGCGCTGACACTCTTCGTGTCTCCGTTGCTGGTTCACTCCAAGCTGCTTGATAAGCTAATATCCCCAGGGCCTTCGGGCCCTCCGGGGTTTTCTCATTACCCTAGAAATTAAATGGCAACTAAACTGACCAAACTGGGCGCTGTGAACATCGTCCTATCCAACATCGGTATGGCCCCTGTGTCTACCATCGATAATGACAACCCTATGGTTTCAATGGCCTCCAACATCATTGATGAGGTCAGCCTATCTCTACAATCTGAAGGATGGGTGTTCAACACTGAGAGTGGTTATCCCTTCACCCCTGACCCTAATAAGCATATAGTCATCCCTGAGAATGTTCTATCTCTGGATACTGATGACTTCCAAGAGCAGAACCCCATCATCAGGCAAGGCAAGCTGTACGACAAACGCCGACACTCTTATGAGTTCGACGGTCAGCAAGAGTTGGATGTTGTCTGGGTCTTTGACTTTGAGGACATCCCTGAGGCCTTTAAGGTCTACATCACTATGCGCTCCGCTAACTTGTTTGCAGGTAGAGCTGTCGGCTCCGCAGAGCAGGTTAAGTTCGGTGAGCGTGAAGAGGCTCAGGCACGTGCGGCAATGATCCAGTATGAGTGCACTCAAGGTGACTATAACATGCTTGGGACCTCTGATGGCCGTAACTACAGAACATACAGACCAATTGACGCATCCATCAGGTACTAAACATGGCAGCAGTTTCACAGAAAGTCCCCAATCTATTAGGTGGGGTTAGTCAACAACCTGATCCAGTGAAGCTAGACGGTCAGGTACGCTCAGCTGATAATGTCTACCTAGATCCCACCTTTGGCTGTCGTAAGCGTCCAGGTACTGAGTTTGTAGCTCAGCTGGCCAATGATGTGCCTTCTGATGCTAGATGGTTCCCTATCTTTAGGGACAACAATGAACGCTATGTTGTGGCCATCTACAACAACCCCGCCCTCGTACTGAGAGTATGGGATCTGAATGATGGAACAGAGCGAGCAGTAACTATCAATGGCAGTGCTGCTGATTACTTCTCAGGAGCCACTCAAGACACCATTGAGCAGGTGACGGTAGCAGACTATACCCTCATCACAAACACCCAGGCTAAGGTGTCGATGAACACTGACACCAGTGCTGACCTAGCTAAAGAAGCCCTAGTAGTTGTTGATCAGGTTGCTTATAACGCCACCTATTCCATTGACATATCTAAGGATGGCGCTTCGTCACCTAACAAGGTCTACTCTGCCACAGCTTTGGAAGTCATACCTGGATCCTTTGAAAGGGATGATGGTGGTTCTTGTTCTGGTGTGGATGCTCAGGTGTTCACTCAGTCAGGGGCTGGTGGCAAGTCTGGACTGACATTCAGGCTGGTCAATCAGTGCCAGGCTTATCTAGTTGGTGGTAGTACTATTCAACGTAGAGTCAAGGGTGTTAAGGCCTACATTCCACCCGATAACCTTTCAGGAGCTAGAGCTGTTACTCAGTTTGATGGCTTTAAAGGCGACTGGATTTGGGGGTTTCCTCTCTTCAAATGTGATGTGATTGACTCTCAATGGGAGGATCGTGAGTCCCGTGTTGATGAGCGCATTATAGATGATCATGGTGGTGGAGTCATCATCGTAGAGGAAGAACTACGTTCCTTCTCTAATGCCAAGTATATGTCCAGATATAGGACAGATGTTCAGCTCCAGAACGGTGGAGTAGGCTGGCGTGTTGGTGATACAACGACTGTCAGTATGGGTGGTTTTAGCTTCACCGTCAGGGTGACTAAAGAGAGGTTCACCTACGTATACAACAGTGCTGGATCAGCTAACTACACAACCCCAGCAACAACCGATCAAGGTGTGCTTGATGTGGGTGCTGTTGTTGGTGGACTTGTGACTGGTATCAATGGCATCGCTGACTTCTCAGCTGAATCTACAGGCAACGTCATCAAGATCAAGAACACAGCAGGGAGAGACTTCAACCTAAGTGTTCGGGGTGGTGTAACTAACAACGCCATGACAGTGATCAAGGGCCTAGCCCGAGACATTGCTGAGCTACCAGATCAATGCTTTGATGGCTACACAGTCAAGGTCAACAATACAGCTGACTCTGATGCTGATGACTACTACGTCAAGTTCACCACAGAGGCCCCTGGGATCCCCGGAGCAGGCTCTTGGGAGGAGACAGTAGCACCAGGTATCAAGACCTCTATCAACAGCTCTACGATGCCCCACGCGTTGATCAGACAGTCTGATGGATCCTTCACACTGGGCCCTCTAAACGATACCAACGCCTTCGGTGGTTGGGCAGGTCGAGAGGTGGGTGATGAGGTGACTAACCCTGAGCCATCCTTTGTTGAAAGATCTATATCCAACCTATTCTTCTTTGCTAATCGGTTGGGCTTCCTATCTGAAGATGCTGTGATCATGTCTCAACCTGGAGACTACTTCAACTTCTTCACTCAATCTGCTATCGCTATCTCTGATGCAGACCCAATTGACATTACTGCCTCTTCTACTATCCCTGCTATCCTGAAGGGTGTTGTAGGAACCCCAAAAGGTTTAATTCTATTTGCAGAGCGTAGTCAATTCCTCCTGGCTACATCTGAAATTGCATTCTCTACAGCTACTGTCAAGCTGACAGAGATCAGCAACTACTTCTACAGGTCTAGGATCCTTCCTTTGAACTCTGGTGTGTCTGTCTCGTTCATTTCTGAGAGTGCTACCTACTCCAAGGTTATGGAGATGGCTGTAGACTCTGTTGATAATCGACCTGTTGTGGCTGACATCACTCGTGTCATACCTGAGTACCTACCCCCTAACTTTATCTGGGGTGAGGTTCTACCTAACAACAACATGCTGTTGTATGGAGAAGGTACTGATGATGTATATGTCTTCAAGTTCTTCAACAACGGAGACGAAAGGCAGCTAGCAGGTTGGACCCGTTGGATCTATCCAGCTAACGTCAAGCTGATGGCTGCTGAGGATGACCTCATTCATAGTGTCCTGTTTGACGGTACTAAGTTCATCCTCTGTCGCTCAGAGTTGATTGATGATCCAGACATTGCTCCACTTGATGTGGGCTTCTCTAGCTTCTCACCCCGCTTGGATGTGTCATTACCTAGCAGTGCCATCACTGTTGAGCCTGACTCAACCAAGGCATCAAAGGTGAGGATTCCAGATACAGCCTTCCTTGGTGGATCTGAAGTCACTTTGGTTGTCACATCAGGTGATCATAAGGGCACCTTCATCCAGCCTGAGGTTGAATTTGATACAACCGGGCCTTATATTGTATCTCCTAACAACATGCTTGGAGGTGAGTATGTAATAGGCTACACCTATACAGCCTCCGTTGAGCTGCCCACCATCTTCCTGAAGACAGAGAACAAGGCTGATAGGGTTAATGTTCCTATGGTTTCCTTCCTACATCTAGAGTTGTATTACTCAGGTAGATATGAGGCAACCCTTTCTAGGCTTGGTTATCCTGATGTTTATAAGAGCATTGAGATCACCCCCGCCAACGTCTATGACGCCAACGCTGTACCTGTCGCTGAGATTGGATCTGCAACCATCCCTGTCTTTGCTCCTGGCAATATCGTCAAGATGAAGATTGAGGCCAGTGACCCATACCCCTCAGCCATCACAGGCTACAGTTGGGATGGTTCCTATAACAACAGAGGCGTCCAAACACTCCGCTAACCACTCTATGCACTACTCAATTAAGAAGGCTACAGTTAAAGACGCCTTGGAAGTAGCGCGTAACATACGTCCAGAGGACAAGATGGAGATAGAGGGCCTGGGTCATAGCCTAGGCGCTCTTCCATTCTCCGTGGCATTGAGCGATGTTGCTGTCTCTTTCTACACCAAAGACAACATCATTGCTGGTGTGGCGGGTATATGTCCTTCAGACACTCCCCGTAATGGGATCGTCTGGATGATCTGCACACCCGCTCTCACTGAGCAGCCCATAACCTTTGTACGGCAAGCCAAGAAATGGTTAGCCACAGTCGAGAAGGACTATGACATTCTGTTTAACTACACAGACATCAGAAACACCTTCCACCATAAACTACTGAAGATGCTAGGCTTTAAGGCCATTCGCATGCTTCAACCTGCACCCCTCTACCTACCTTATTATGAGATTGTAAAACTATGTGCATCGTAATCGGAGCAGCCGCTGCCGGTGCTCTCTCTGCTATTGGCACCATTGGTGGATTAGCTTCCTCAGCCTTTGGTATCATGCAGGGGCAGCAACAGGCCCAACAACAGCAGCAAGCCGCAGCAATGCAGGCTCAGCAGGCTCAGCAGAACATGGATCTGCAATACCAATCTGCTCAACGCCAGGCTCACTCAGAGCGTCAGGCCCAGGTGCAGAAGCATATTGGAGACACCCGCATCCAGCAGGCCGGTACGCTTGCTTACTACAACCAATTGAACAACAATAACGAGGCTGCCAACAAGTCCTATGTGTCTGAGCAGGTCAAGATGAATGAAGCCAAGGATAAGGCAGCATTCCAGGCTCAGAAGAACTACGCCAAGGCTATTGGTGCTCAGGGTAAGATTCTATCAACAGGTGCTACAGGTCAGTCTGTGGGGCTCCTAGCCCTCGATGTGGAGCGTCAGAAGGGCTTTGCTGATGCAGAGCAGAACGCTACCATACGTAGTGCTGAGCAGGCTGCTTCTATTGGTATGGATACAGCATTTACACAAGCTAAAGGTGCTAATAACACAGCCTATAACAACTTAACTCCTACGGTTCAAGCTCCGTTGATGACGCCGGACCCACAAGGGGTAGGTGAGAATCTAAACCTTGGTATTCCTACTTACAACTGGACCTAATGGCACGTATCTACAACCAGGCTCAATTCGAGGGTTCCTTCCAATCCTCAGCACAATCAAGGGGTTTTGCCCCTGAGAAGGCCATTGACTATTCACGTCAAGAGAAGGCCAAGGCAGATGCAGCTAACGCTCAAGAGAAAGTAAAGCAACGGGCTTTGGCTCGTCAAGCTAACCTAGATCAGGGGATGCTTCAAGGCAAGCAGACCATTGAGCGGGCTAAGATGACCGCTGAGCACTCTAAAGCCAACGCTAGTCTTAGTCTCCTAAAAGGTATTGCCGGACTATCCAGTCAAGCAGCTGGTGCCGCTCTTCAAATGTCTAAGGACGAGGAGAAACGGAGAGCAGAAGCAGATCAACTAGCAGCTGATGATGCTCTAATCCAATGGGCTTCAGGTGGCACTGAGTCTCAATCAGTAGACAACACAATTGAGGGAGCTGAGGACGAACAGATCGCCATGACTGCTAACCAGCAGGGTATTGGCACTGTTCACAATGAGCTTGTGGCTGATGGTGAAGTCAACATCGCTCAGGACTTAGCGGCAGGGTCTCCCTATGCCCAGCAGGGTCCAGCTAGACGCTCTGTCATCCAAGCTCAGGCTATGTATCCTGCCTGGATACAAGACCAGGTCAGGAACCTGGACACAGCCAACATGAGTAATGCAGAGATTGATCTCGCTATCTCTGATCTCAACCGTCAGTTCTTCTCTGGTGTATCTGCCTCCACACGTGAGCAGAAGCTCCAACTGGCCAGAACCATGAAAGGTGCTGCTGGTAACGCCTACAGCACTATCTATGGAGCAAGATACAGACAGAAGCAGGAACTAGCGCAGCTCAATGAGGCTGATGACATTGCCTCCGCTGCTACTATCTATGACGCAAGCGCCTCCTGGCAGAGTGCTGTAGATGCTACCTCTAACAGTGGTTCCAACGGTACGATGGGGCGAACCCCTATCAACAACCGTAGAGCCCTGGAAGGACTCCTAGGTCAGCATACAGTTAACTCTGTTGATGGTGCTGATCGTATCCGTGCTCTGATGAATACGGATAAGGTGCCTGGTCAACCCCAGTTCGGCACTCTAGGTGATCAGCCTGAGTACAGAGCTCTCTTTGATCAAGCACTTGTCAAGGCCGAGAAAGCAGCTATTGCTGACTTCAGTCATGAGAACAACGTCAGAGCCCACGAGATTGCTGAGATCTCCCAGAACTATCTCCTCAACCCTACCCCTGAGAACAAAGCCGCCGCTACTGAGCGTCTGTACGCCATTGGCTCTACAGAAGCCATTGCACAGGCTGAGCAGATCATGGGCAACGGTCTTGGCATTAATGAGCAGTTAGAGGCTGATGTTAGACGTCGTCAACTGGAGGGCAATCCTTATTCACAGGAAGAGCTCAACCAGATGGTGCTGTCTGGTCAGATCTCTGGTGACACCGCTAAGGCTGGTGGAGCCACAGCTGCACAGTCTGCTGGCCTGGATTACGCTAAGGACTTCAAGGCAGAGATCAAGTCAGCTGTTAAGGGTAACATCTGGAAGAGAGATGAGAACGGTAACGAGACCAAAGTTGTAGCAACCACAGACCAACTCCGAGGTATCTCGGCTGAGTCTGCTATGCGTGCAGCTAAGCTTCAACAGGAGCTAGGTGTTGAGCTCGGTAAGTGGATTGATAGGAATCCTGATAAGGATCCAACTCAGCAAGCTGCTACCATCCTCAACAACCTCCTAGAGAAGCCTGAGTATCGTATCAAGTCAAACACCAAAGGTAATCTAGAAGGCTGGTGGGGTGAGCCTCAAGGGGCAGATCCTAAGCCAACCATCATCGCAGGTGCTCGTGATCTCTCCTATAACAGCCCTGCACAGGTCAAAGACTTTGGTGCTGCTGGTGCTCCTATTGATCCATCTAAGGATGTTCTGATTGATCAGGGTACTCTACAGCGTGAAGCTCTTGATGCTGTCCAAGGTAAGCCACC